ACCGGATGGCGAAGCAGATCGCATGGCGGCAGCTAAAGGCGATGGCCCCCGAGGAGCTCGTCGTGAAGCGGAACGAATCGGACCTCTCGATCGAGTTCGCTAACGGCAGCCTGATCGCTCTCCGGGGCGCGGATAACGAGGACAGCCTGCGGGGCGTAAGTCTTTCGGCGCTCGTTATCGATGAGGCCGCATACGTCAAGCAGACGGCGTGGGAGATGGTCCTGCGGCCCGCCCTATCGGATCAAAACGGCCCGGCCTGGTTCATCACTACCCCAGCAGGGCTTAACTGGTTCCACGACCTGTGGGAGCAGGCTCAGGAGCAGTCGGACTGGGACACCTTCTCGTTTACGACGATCCAGGGCGGGAACGTCTCGGCGGAAGAGATCGAGGCCGCCCGTAATACTCTCGATGAACGAACCTTTAGGCAAGAATACTTAGCAAGCTTCGAGACGCTCTCGGGTCGCGTTTATCCCGGCTTCAACGACGAGAACATCAGCGAAGACGTTAAGGACACCGGCGGCCCGATCTACTGGGGCACCGACTTCAATGTCAGCATCATGGCCGGCGTTCTCGGCAGCAGGGTCGGCGACACGCTACATGTCTGGGACGAGCTCGCGGTCAAGCAGTCGAACACCGACGAGGTATGCGCGATGCTTCGCGCTCGGTTCCCTGATCGGCAAATCAT